CGCCAGGTAAACTTGCTACTTTGTCTGCTAATTTTTTATGTCCTATTGTAGGTGGATTCATGCGTCCAAATGCTAGAACTGCTGTTTTTGGTGCTTCTGTTATATCTTTGAATTTCATGACGGTGTCCACCTTGTTCTTGGCACTAATTTTGTTTTGCTTCCTAGCGCCACATAACCTTCACCGCCTTTTTCTCCTTTGGTGCTTTGTTTAACATCTGAAGGAGCGTCATCTAGTTGTTGAATAATATGATCCTTGGCTTTCATAATTTGTTTAACTAAGCTAAACACAGCAGGTAACGCATTAGGATTAGCCTTTGCCATATCATTTATTTTTGCTTGTTTATTAGCACTTACTTTACTGCCAGCTAACCAATCAAAGAATCCTTTTTCTAAGCCTTTTAGATTACCTGCTCTGCTAGTTTGGTTTACATAAGTGTAAATTATATTTTTCATATCACTTAACCCTGCTACTGGTGCTAGAAAGTTATCTATGCTTTGACCATATTGGCTGGCAAATTTTTCTATATTGTCTACTTCAGAAGTATCAATAGTAGGCTGGTGTGTAACATATGTTTGTCCTAAGACAACAGCATCGTTACTGTTTAATTCCTGTACATCCTTAATTGGCTTGCCTGAAGGATCGCCAAATGCTGGATACTTTGTATGTACAACTACACCTACTTTACTATTTTCAATTCTTTTACCCAATTGACTGTTTGGATCTACAGTATAGGTTACTAAATTAGGTGTAAAATTTATTCCTTCTGCTGTTGACTCTACAGGATTACCAGGATGATATAACAAGTCTCCATAAACATATCCTCTAAAATCAACTGGAGTAGATGCTTCCATTATACTGAATATAGCAGCCATATCTCTACCAAATGTTTCACGCCAGTCTTCGCCTTTACCTGTGTTTGTAATGAATTGGTAAAGTTCTTGTGGAGATTTAGCAGTTTGTCCTTTACTCCAACCGTTCTTACCTACTAAAACAAATTCGCCATTAGGTTCACGACCATAATACATAGTAGGATAACCATCCCATTTTATAGCTACGTCTCCGCTATCGCTGCCAAGTTTACGTAAAATATCGATTGCTTTAGTAGCACCCGCACTACCATCAATAAAAACAAGATCTTCTAAATGATTATATTCTCTGCCTACTTTGGCTTCAGTGAGTATCTTGAATTCGCTGTAACGCATTAGTATTCTCCGTTACGAAAATTCTCTACCTCACCTCTTAATAATCTTGATACACATTCCATTTTTTCAGCATCAGTGAGCATGTCTGCCGGACGCTTTGGAATTTTGAATTCAGTACAGTAAGACTCAATTGCTTTATCAATCATAGGTAGTAGGTCTTTTTTATTATATTTCCCGCCGTTTTGTACTGCTTTTTGTACAGCACACATTGCCGGATATGTTTGCTTGCGGTAAAACATTGGATCATTTTTCATGAAAACATTTAAGTCTTCAATAATATCAAATGGTAATTGATCACCGACTTTTAAATCTTCGATTGCTTTCTTGTCAAAGATTTCGTTAATCATTACCATTTTCTACAACTCCAATAACGTGCTTTTGTACGTGGACCCGGATTGTCGCAATTGTGTCTAGCACGGAAACTTCTTCTACGTGCTGGATTTGATTTTTTTATTTTCATATTAGGATCACCAAAGTTTACTTTTTTAACATTCTTAGTCTTTGGATCTTTGACATATACTTTAAACTTTTTTACATCGCCACGCATTGGTTTACCAAGTGATACTTTACGACCTTGATATTCTGCTTCGTCGAGCTCGTCGTCCTCATTGAACCACATAGTACCATATGCTTCATGAAACTCGTCACCGTCGTAAGTTTCTTCATCAATTACATCGCCTTCGCCCATAATTTCGATGTCAAAGTCTGTATGGCCCATTTCAAACATATAGTTTGCTAATTTGCCAGCATACTCATCTGCTTCACTTTCGTCTAACTCTCTTGCTAAAGGGATTTCTATATAACTGTTATCGTTCTCTGTATAAATCTGCTGTTCTGCGAAGATACTTTCATCTAGAGAAACTTCTTGTTTTTCCATTACTAAACGTACAAAATAAGCCATTGGTGTTCCTTAGTTTCTATTATATGTTATTTATCTATATCTTCTTTGTAGACTAATTTGTCGATTCGGCTTATATTATCACCACAAATTAATTGTATCATAAACAATACTTTTTCATCTCTAATAAAAATATATTGTCCTTTTATCCATCTTGCCTCTACTAAACAATTGTCAAGTAGAACCGGTCCTACTCTTGCTTTATCAGTATTTGCTATTAACCATTTTCCTAATTCTTTTTTAGCTTGCTTACGTCCAAACGTAACTTTGATAGGAAAATTTGTAGGTTTATCAATTACTATAACATTAGTGTTGTTTTGTAAAAAATTAATTGCTGTAGGATCAGGTTCGTAATATTCTGTACATGTATTAAGTGTGGTAAATTTTTGAATAAATGATTTATTATTACTATAAATGTTAAGTGTGTTATATTCACAGCGCACAAGATAGTCGCTAGAATTTTTTAAAAATCTATATATTTTTTGACAACACAAAAAATCTTCTACAGAAACTACGTCTATACTTCTCCACGATTTTTTTACAAGTGTCTTTCCAGCTTTGTAAAGTTGATCATATCGAAATAATTCTGAACTAGCATATGCTAAATTGCCTTTTCGTTGTAATTCTGTTCTAAATATATGAGCCAATGGAGAACGTATGGTAACTTTATATAGATATTTTCCATAATGTAGTTTAGTAGTTTCAAACTTCTTCACAGACTTTAGCATTTATTTCCAACTCAATTTTTTCTTTAAACAAAATATTAATTGTGCCACCATTTTTTAGATCGCCAAATAATAAAGCTCTACTCAAAGGACGCTTAATTTGTTCGTCAATAACTCGTTGTAAAGGTCTAGCGCCCATTTTAGGATTAAATCCTTTGTCAACTAGATAATCCAATGCTTCGTCTGTAATAGTTATTACAACATCTTTTTGTTTGACTTGATCTTTTAATTCTTTTAAGAATTTGCCAACAATCTTAAGCATAACTTCTTTACCTAGTTTAGCAAATGTAATTACAGCATCAAGTCTGTTTCTAAATTCTGGTTTAAAGAATTCTTTGACACTTTCATCTTCATATTCTTTTTCAAGTTTTTGACCAAAGCCAATATTGTGTTTTTCAGCTTCTTGTGCGCCCAAGTTAGTTGTCAATATAAGCACTGAGTTTCTAGCATCTGCTTCTTTACCATTGCTGCCTGTAACCATACCGTTGTCCATAAGTTGTAGTAAGACAGCAGAAACATCAGGGTGTGCTTTTTCAATTTCGTCAAGCAACAACACACAGTTAGGATTTTCTTGTAATTTAACAATTAACTGACCAGCGTCATCTTCAAATCCTACATAACCTGGAGGTGCTCCTATAAATTTAGCAACACTGTGTTTCTCTTGGTATTCACTCATATCAAACCGCACAAGTTCTACACCTAAATGATGTGCCAATTGCTTTGCTGTTTCTGTTTTACCTGTACCTGTTGGACCCATAAACACAAACGAGCCAATTGGTTTATTGTCAGGTTTAAGTCCAGCTTGGGCAACTAGGATTTTGTCAACGAGTGCTGTAATTGCTTTGTCTTGACCAAATATACTGCCTTGAAGATTCTTTTCAAGATTTGCCAGATTTTCTGTTTCTCTTTCCGCAACTTGTTCTTCAGGTATTTTTACCATTTTAGCAAGTTCAAATTGAATATTTTCTTCTTTTATAATTAAATCATCAGTTTGATCTTTAACTTTAAATCTACTACAAGCAACATCTATTAAATCAATAGCTTTATCAGGTAATTTCTTATCTGGTTGATATTTTACACTCAACTTAACACTTGCTTGTATTGCTTCATCTGTAATTTCAACATTATGAAACTCTTCGTAATATTTTTTAATACCGTGTAAAATTTCAATGGTAGTTTCTTCACTTGGTTCGTCAATGCTTACACGCTGGAATCTTCTCATTAAGGCACGATCTTTTTCAAAATACTTTCTGTACTCCTCCCAAGTTGTGCTTGCTACTACTTTTAGGTTGCCTTTACCTAATGCTGGTTTAAGTAAATTAGCCAAGTCGTTACTGCTACCTTGGCCTCCTGCGCCAGCACCTGAAATCATGTGTGCTTCGTCAATGAACATAATAGTTTTACCTTTTTTCTGTAAACCAGCTAAAACTAATTTAAATCTTTCTTCAAAGTCACCTCTGTATTTTGATCCTGCTAACATTGATCCAATATCTAAAGCATATACATTGTATTCTTTAAGGAACTCAGGTGTTTGTCCATTTTCAATTTTCCAAGCAAGACCTTCGGCTATAGCAGTTTTACCAACACCTGGATCACCTACCATAAGCACATTACTTTTACTACGACGACCTAGTGCTAGTGCGACAGCATCTAATTCTTCAAATCTTCCAATAACTGGATCAATTTTTCCGTTGCGTACTTGAAAATTTAGATCTTCAGTGAATTGACGCAAGGCTTGATTTGCTGCTCCAGCATTTTCTTGTATTTGTTCTTCTTCTTCCTTTTCACCAATTTCGATACTCAGATAGTTTTGGTATTCTTGTTTGTTGATACCAACTTGTGTTGTTAAGAAATAGGCATAACTTTTCTTTTCACCTAGTATACTTAAAAATACATCAGGTATGTCAATAGTATTTCTTCCTTGGAATAGCACTTGCGCAAAAGCTCTATTAAGCACACGTTCAACTGTCTGTGTTTTCTTAGGCTTCCATTTTTTTGATACTGTCTCCATATCAATTTTGATATTTTCTAATTTACTTTTTAGATAATTTTCT